GCAGACGCATGGAGATATGTTGCCGTAGGACTGGATGAGAAGCCCGATATGTGGGACAGGCCATTAAAGATTAACGCAAAGTGGATAGTTTAAATATGGATGACAACAAGCTAAAAGGTATTCTAGATGCAGAGATTGATAACTCAATCGGCTATGTAGATACCGAAACAACCGAAGCTCGTAGAAAGGCGCTGACCTACTACAATCGTGAGCCATACGGCAACGAGGTAGAAGGCCGTTCATCCATTGTTACTGGCGAAGTAGCTGAGGTAGTAGATGGTGCGTTGCCACAACTGTTGCGCATCTTTACGCAGTCAGACGAGTTATGCCGCTTTGAGCCTAAAGGCCCAGGCGATGAGGAAGGCGCTAAACAAGCTACGGAATACTGCAATCTAGTTTTTTTCCAAGACAATGATGGCGTAATCCTGATGCACAACTGGTTTAAAGACGCTCTGTTGCAAAAGAACGGTATCGTCAAATACTGGTGGGAAGATAGCGCAGACCCTACAAAAGAGAAGTACAAAGACCTATCAGCCGAGGAACTACAGCTATTGTTTGCTGATGGCACGATGGAGCTAGTAAGCCAAGACATGAAGGAAGTATCGCCGGAGGTACTTGATCCCATTAGCGGAATGATTATCCCTGCTACATTCTCATACGATGTAGTGGTAATGAAAAAGAAAGAGTCTGGTCGAGTTAAGGTTCAGAATGTGCCGCCAGAGGAGTTCTTGATCTCTAAGCGTGATAAGACGATTAAAGACGCTCGATTTGTAGCCCATCGCCTTAACATGACTCGCTCGGACTTGATTGCTGCTGGCTACTCTAAAGACATTGTAGATAACCTGCCTGCTTACTCAGACCTGACTTACACGCCTGAGCGCATTGCTCGTTTTGATCGTGGCGAAATGCCGGATGAAACGCAATCCTTAGATTTCTCGATGCAAGACATTGAAGTATTTGAGTGTTATATCCGTACCGATTACGATGAGGATGGCATTGCTGAACTGCGTAAAGTAACCTATGCTGGCTCAGAAATCCTAGACAACGAGGAAGTAGACCATATTCCTTTTGCTAGTATTTGCCCAATCCCAATGCCCCATAAGTTCTTTGGACAGAGTTTGGCAGACCGTAGCATGGACATTCAGTTGATTAAGTCTACGATTACCCGTCAGATTCTTGACAATATGTACCTGACCAATATGCCTCGTATGACGGCTATTGATGGTCAAGTAAACATGGATGACCTGCTAACCGTTGCTCCTAATGGGGTAGTTCGCATGAAGTCGCAAGGCGCAGTACAAGCCTTGACCGTACCGGCAACCGCAGCACAGTCGTTTCCAATGTTGGAGTATTTAGACTCAGTAATGCAAAAGCGCTCTGGCGTGGCACAAGCTGGTCAAGTGTTAGATCCTAACATTTTGCAGAACACAACGGCTACGGCTATTGCGGTAATGCAGCAGACTGGCGCAGGCCGCATTGAGATGATTGCTCGTATCTTTGCTGATACTGGTGTAAAGGACTTGTTTACAGGCATTTTCCACTTACTTTGCAAGTACCAGGACAAAGAGCGTGTTATCCGTCTGCGTGGCAAGTACATCAATATTGATCCTAGAGAGTGGTCTAACAACTACGACATGGAAGTGAATGTGGGATTAGGTACTGGTAATAAAGATCAGCAGATGGCTATGGCAGCTATGGTATTGCAGAAGCAAGAGCAGATTTTGCAGACGCAAGGCCCAGCTAACCCATTGGTATCTGTGGCTCAGTATCGGGAAACATTAGGTCGCTTTATTGAGGCAGCAGGGTTTAACGACTCTACCGAGTTCTTTAAAGAGATTACCCCTGAGATGGATCAGATGTTGTCTAATCCTCCTCCACAGCAGCCACAGCAAGACCCAGCAGTCATGGCTTATATGCAACAGGTGCAGGCTCAGATTGCAGGCGATCAAGCCAAGATCCAAGCCAAGATTGAAGCAGACCAACTCAAGGCTCAGGCAGATATTCAGTTGGCTAGAGAGAAAGCCATTGCTGAGATCCAGTTAGAGCGTGAGAAGGCTGCGGCACAGTTAGAACTAAAGACTGCACAGTTTCAAGCAGAAACACAGTTAAAGACGGCTGAGATGGTAGCTAAAGGGATGCAATGAACAAAGCAGAAAGAGCTAACAACTATTTGATGGATGAGTTCTTTATGGAGCTAGTAAATGCTCAGAAGGACTTGTACAAGTCTTACATATTTGGATCAGCAGAAGAAGATGTAGAAGGCAGAGAACGAGCCTTAGTAAAGCTGAGAGCAATCGAAGAATTTGAAGCGTCATTACAATCACTCGTGCAGCAAAGCGAAATTGATAAGAGGCGTATACGGTTTTTTTAACTACCTAAAAGGTAAACAACATGAGCGACAACACCAACCCATCAGGGAGTGTAGATACATCTGTAAACGGTGCGGCTAACGCATTTATGTCTATTCTTGAGCCACGAAACGAGGAAGCGCAAGCTGACCCAGAAGTTCGTGCAGAAGCGGAATCTGAGGAGTATGCAGAGGAAGCCGAGTTCGAGCAATCGGATTTAAATGCGGAAGAAACTGAATACGAAGAAGAAGCAGTAGAGGAATCTCCCAAATACCGAGTGAAAGCTAACGGTGAGGAACTGGAGGTAAGCCTTGATGAGCTTCTGAACGGATACAGTCGGACTGCCGATTATCAGAAAAAGACTCAATCTTTAGCGGAACAGCGCAAGGCCGTAGAGGCAGAGCGCAGTAAGATTGAGGAAACAGCCAAGGTGCGTGATACCTATGCACAACGACTCCAAGTTATTGAGCAATTGCTTCAACAGCAATCGGGAACTGAGAACTTAGCGGAACTCAAAGAAAATGACCCAATTGCCTATGCAATCGCCATAGCAGAGCGTAGTGAGAAGGAGAAGCAACTTAGCGCTATCCAAGCTGAACGCCAACGAGTACAGCAAGAACAAGCCCAACAACAGGCTCAAGTATTGCAATCGCATATTCAGCAAGAGCAACAGAAGCTAGTAGAGTTGATTCCTGAGTTTAAGGATGAAGCTAAAGCCGAAGTAATCCGTAGGGATATTCGGTCTTATGCCAAATCCATTGGATTCTCGGATCAGGAACTAAGCCAAGTTTACGATAGCCGAGCTGTGTCAGCGCTCTATAAGTCGATGATGTATGACAAGCTAGTGGCAGGAAAGCCAGGCGCACACAAGAAAGTGCAGTCAGCACCAAAGACATTGAAACCAGGAACATCTAACCCTAAGAGTTCTGAGCAAGAAGCAAAAAAGAAAGACTTTGAGCGCTTACGCCAATCCGGTAATAAGAAAGACGCTGCAAGGTTATTTGAACGATTTTTATAATTTAAGGAATTAAATCATGGCTATTTATAATCGCTACGAGGCCATTGGCGCTCGTGAAGATCTCTCCGATGTTATCTATAACATCTCCCCAACCGATACCCCAATCATGTCATCTATTGGCAAGACCAAGGCTACTGGTGTTTATCATGAGTGGCAGACTGACAGCCTCGCAGCATCTACTACTGCTAACGCATTGGTAGAAGGTGCAGACGCTTCTGCTGCTGATCTCAGCCCAACAACCCGTATTGGTAACTACACACAAATCGTAGGTAAGACCATTCAAGTTTCTGGCACTTTGGAAGCTGTAGACAAGGCTGGCCGTAAGTCTGAGAAGGCTTATCAGTTGGCTAAGGCTTCTGCTGAAATCAAGCGTGATATTGAAACAATCATCACTGCTAACCAAGGTCAAGCAGTTGGTACAAGCAACTCAACAGCCCGTAAGATGGGTTCACTCCTGTCGTACATCAAGACCAATACCAGCAAGAACGGTACATCCGTAACTGGCGTTGATCCTACGACTATCGGTGTTTCAACCCGTACTGACGGCTCGACCCGTACATTTACAGAAACCATCCTCAAGGATGTTATCTCTAAAGTGTTCGTTTCTGGCGGCACACCATCAGCTCTGTTTGTTAGCCCAGCTCTCAAGCAAGTTGTTTCTGGCTTTACTGGTTTGGCAGCACAGCGTTATCAAGTGCCTACAAGCGGTCAAGCAACCATCCTAGCTGGCGCTGACTTGTATCAGTCCGACTTTGGTGTATTGCAGATCGTTCCTAACCGTTTCATGCGTACCCGTGATGCTCTCGTTCTCGATCCTGAGTACGCAGCATTGGCTTACTTGCGCCCATTCCAAACAAATGAACTCGCAAAAGCTGGCGATAGCGACAAGACACAAATCTTGGCCGAATTGACCCTGGAAGTTCGCAACGAAGCTGCACACGGTGGTGCATTTGACTTAACCGCCTAGTAGTAATGTAGAATAGGGGGTGGGGAAACT